ATGTTCAATCCAGATCAACTTAAATTTGCTTTAGATCTACGCGGATTATCAAAAGCAGATCTGGCGGAAATGATGGAGGTAACACCTAGAACAATAACTAATTATCTTAAAGGAAGAAGTGAACCTGATCTAAAAACATTGGGGAGAATCTTAAAATTCTCTCCTGATTTTTTTAAAAGGGATGATTTACCTGTTATTAGTGAGCATGCTGTCAGTTTTAGATCTTATGCCAGAATGCCTGCAAAATACAAAAAAATGGCTTTAAGCTATGGTGTAACTGCTTTTATTTTGGATGATTGGATTAATAAAAAGTTTGAACTAAAAACAGCAAATCTTCCTGATTTATCCTCTCTTCCGCCTGAAACAGCCGCACAGATATTAAGGTTAGAATGGAGCTTAGGTAATAAACCTATTCCTAATCTTATTGCACTACTGGAATCAAAAGGTATAAGAATTTTTTCTATATCTGTAAAGGCGAAAGAGATAGATGCTTTTTGTGTATGGAATAATAGCACTCCTTTTATATTTCTCAATAATCAAAAATCGGCTGAACGAAGCAGATTTGATGCGGCTCATGAATTAGGACATTTAATTCGCGATACTTCAAGTATGAAACATGATGGTTCCTTTAATGCTAATAACAATGATGGCGAAGATACCAGGCAAATAGAAAAAGACGCTAATACTTTTGCGGCGGCATTTTTGATGCCAGAACAGGCTTTACGCCAATATCAAATTACTCAAATTAGTATTGAGCAACTTTTAAACCTAAAGGCAATATTTGGTGTATCTATTACGGCATTAGCGTCTCGGATGTATAGTTTAAATATGATTACAGAATGGGTATATAACAGAGTATTATGCCCACAGTTCGCTCAACTGAAATACCGAACAAATGAACCAAGACCAATGAAGAAAGAAACATCAAAGGTTTGGGAAAAATTACTTCTCCTATTAGAAGAAGACAACATCTCAATAAAAGATATCGCAAACCAATTAAATATACATGAAAATGACATTTCAGATCTAATATTCAAGTTAACAAAAAACTCAAGAAATCAGCTTAGAGTTGTTAAATAGATTGTAGTCCCCCTCTCACCCAAGTATGTTTAAGCCAGCATCTAGCTGGCTTTTTAGCACTTTTAAAATTGAGATAAAATAGACGAAGTATATAAATTAATGTACACTTACTAATGCATTGTATGTTAGTAAGAGTGCAAAATTATTTTGATCTTGTCTTTTACAGAAGATGGAGAAAATTCCGTCTACCTCTCGAACTCAGTGAAGCTGCAACTTCACTGAGTTCATCCTGAAATTATTTTTTCACTGTATCAAAGTAAAGCCAGCCAAAACTCTGGCTTTACTTTTTAATAATTACGCCTCATTAGTACTGAGTTTCCCGGAAGAAGTTAAAACAGGGAGCGCATATCGACCAGGTAAAGGAGATGATTTAACTGCTTTACCAGACCATATGCTAGGCCAGTAATAACCGGTTACCCTACTGCGTGAAAAAGCAGCAATTTTGACCTCGTCCCCCTGATTGCCGCCCAGTACCATCAAATTGTTTTTTGCATCTACGCCAACAACAAAACCAACATGACCGCCACCCTGCCGAGTAAAGGTAACAATACAGCCATATGCGGGCTTATCCAGCTTAGTCATTAATTGAGCATTATCCCATTCTCTTGCCCTGAACCAGTTTTTGACCACATACCGCCCGGTTTCACCCAAACAATGCCCGACAAATAAACCGCACCAGGGTGTTTCATCATCACGCCACCATGCTTTGCTTTCCGTACCGTACTTCCCCATATCATCAAGCCATTTTATGATTGTCGGGTTGTGTTTAGTGCCTTTAATCTCACGCAAGCCGATGTATTTACGTGCTTCACTAATCCATGTTAATTCTTTCATTAGTTAACCTTTTAAACCTTTCACAAACAAAAAAGCAGCCATAACGGCTGCTGTGTATTGACTATTTAAACTTGTTTATATATTATTAATTTATGTTTCCCCTTTAGTACATTTAAAGCCCTCAAAAACTCCTCCGTGTTGAGGGTATTTTTTTTGCCATTCATACATTGGGCGAAGTTGGCCTTTACCATCAATATATTCAACCAATCCAAAATTGGATTGGATAAAAGAATCAGGTAGTTGTGATGTAATATTCTTAAAAAAAGCCGGCATTTAGCCGGCTTGAATCTGTTACATAATCAAATCACTATAACAGTTGATACTAAAACAGAGTGGTACCCAAATCACTCATATTCACCCATAACTATTTGATAATTATAAATTTAGGGTGGTACCCAAACCTATGCATCATAGCAGTTGATTGCGTAACAGAATCAAGTTAGCCTACCAGCCGGCATGATTGAATATTTATATAATTCAAATATTTATCTTGTAAAAACGACTAAAAAAGCCATGCAGCCGGCACCCTATTTCTGCTTATCATCTGTATCACCGATTATCTTTTCCGCCCTGTTACACACAGCATTAATCAGTTTTTTAGCCAGCTTAGGCGCAGTTGCTTTGAATGCGTCTAACAGAGATTTAGAAGCCATACCGGCAAATACACCGGCACCGGCAAACAGCCACGGGTGATCCTGTGTAAAGAAATACTCTGTTACTGCGGCTGAAAAAACCATGCCTATAATGATGAATGTCACGGTGAGCATTATACCATAGCGTCGATAATCAGATACTACCAGCGAGCCGAGAAAGCCGCCGGCAAGGGCGAAACAGTTGGACAGTGTAAAAACTTCATTCATTATTTCCCGCCTTTTTTATCTTCTGCCTGCTGGGTGTTTTTAATCAGATTCCTGCCGGCCAGTGCGCATATGATGGCAATCAGCGGGTATGTGGTCATACCTGTAGACAGTGGCGGATAGGCGGCGATAAACGTTCCGGATATCACAAACCAAATCAACGCCGACCACAGCAGGCAGCAACCGGAAAGAATATTGCTGCGGCTGGAATGACAAAAGGCAGTAAATAACTGCCCGATGGCAACTAGTATCAGAATAGTAACGAACACCTTAGGGTATAAATGCGGGAATTTGCCGTATAAATCCTCCTTAATTATCTCGTCACCATGCAGGCCGAACACTAGCGCAAAACCCAGCATAGCGAATCCGTTCAGTACTTCGATTATTCGCGTGCCGGTACCAAACAGCCAGTTTTGCAGTCTGTCCGGTAAAAACCGGAAGTCCAGTAACCAGTAAAACCATTTAATCGCTTTTGTCATGACACATTTACTCCATAAAAAAGCTGCCCGCAGGCAGCCTGTATTGTTGAAATCACTGATTAAAATTATCCGTTCGGCAATGGTCTCTCTTTACCGCTGTCCCCGCTGTCCGGGTCTGGCGGCGGCGGGTAAATCACATTATTACCATCGCCATTGTTGCCGCCATTACCGATGCCGCCGTTACCGATGCCGCCGTTACCGATGCCGTTGTTATCGTTACCGTTGTTATCGTTGCCATTGCCATTGTTGCCATTGTTATCGTTGCTGTTGTTATCTCCGTTACCGATGCCACTGCCCGGGTTTGGCGGCACTTCGGGCGCAATCACATTAATAAACATCTTCATCAGTTCGCCGCCGGTTTCAAATTCGGTGAAGGGCGTGCCAATATCTTCGCTATCATCGTATTTGTCCAGAATGGCGCCGAACTCCTCGCCGCTTAGCGGGCTTTTAAATACCTGCACATCACAGACAGCCCCGTTAAACGGGTAAATTTTCGCGTCTTCATAATAGGCCATCTCCCAGTTTGTGAGACTGAATATCCGGAATTGATCAAATTGCTGCAGCGGCAAGATGTTCACTTCTTCATACTCGCCATTGACATATACACCAGCCAACCCTGCATCGGCATTGCTGCAAAAATTAAACCCGATACTCGCCCACTGGTCGCTGTCATTGATGTAAATGCCGGTTTCAGTTTTCCTGATATTGTCCTCATCATTCAGCGCCATGTAATACGTAATAATCTGGTAATTTTCAACTGCAATCATTAACTTTTCACTGTTGCGGCCTTTCTGGCCGTACAGCACACACAGCAGCATTGAGCTATCCGGAAATTGTCCCGGCTTAATACGCATGGTTAGCGCGTTGCCAAACAGTCCGGAGGCATTGACTGAGTCATCAGATGGGTAATTATCATCATTGCGGTAGCTGTTAAGCAGCAATGCGTTTTGATTATCAATGATTTTATATATTCCCTCTGTCTGCTCGATATCGTCGTATGCCAGCAGATTTCGCCCGGTTAGCTGATCTATCCAGACGCAGTTATTATCATATTCGGCAGCGGTAAACGGCAGGACGGTTACCGGCTCAGGCTTAACTACACCTAGTGGCAGGTAATACCGCCAGCCATGATGGGCATAGATTTTCACAAATACGCTCATATTTCCCTCGCTAGGCGGCTGGCATTCAGGACTACCGGCAATTCGTCGATAGTGTTAATGCCTTTAAACTCCAGCAGCATTTCGTCACCGTCTTTCATGTTGATAATCACAATCGGCAAGTCTTCGGATTCATCTTCACCGGCCAGTAATACCTGATTGCGTCCGTTCGATGCGTCAATTTCCAGGGCGTTTAACTGGTCGTTAATTGCGGCTTCACGCTCAATAACAATCGTTCCGCCATCGTTACCAAAGCTGGCCGCAGTCGCCGCACACAGTACCTGCGTGCCTGCCGGCCATGCGCTGCATGCGGTCCCTTCCATGCCAGCACGCCAGATGGATAATTTCCCGCCGCTGTTACAGATGTCTATCAGTTCATAGCTTGCCCCGTCCATACTCTGCAAGGTCAGGCGCATGTAATGCTCAGGGCTGGACTGGTTGTAACAGCGTGGCAATACGGCGGTTATTTTTTTGGTTGCGCTTTCATCTAAGACTAACCGGGTAAGTTGTTTATCCTCGGCCAGTGCTTCTAGCAGCGATGCATTAAAGTTGTTGATATAGTGTTTCATGTTTGTACCAAACAATATTATCTGCCTCTTTTAACAGATTCAGATTACCTATGGAGATTGTGTATTTATAACGTTCCTGTATGTGCAATTGTTTCAGTGATCGTAGCATTCAAACTAAGGCTAACGCTTGGATCTGAGCGATCACTGCGCGCAGCGCTGCTTGGATTGTTTATCCTGAAATAAACAGGAATGGATTTGCCCCCTTTAAGCTGTTCTCCTAGTTGCAAAGCAGTTCCCGGTGCAGCCTTGTCTAATCCGTCATGTGTTAATGACATTTTGATGTCGTCTGGCTGAAATTTCTCACCCAGATTGGCAAAGGTTACTCTGCCGGAACTGCACTGGGTGTTTGGGACAGTACTCCATTCCGGCTCAATGCTGCTGGTACGGTCATTATCTAATACCTGATACATGCAGCCATTAGCTATAGTCGGCTCAACGATATTCCCGATGCTGTAACTGTAGTTAGGTTGCCATTTTTTTAAGCAGCTATTGAGTATTAGCATTATCTGCTGGTCCGATACCGGCCTCAGCGTTTCGTGACTGTACGGGCTGCCGAAATACAGCCGGAACTCGGTTTTGCCTGCTCCGTTAAAATCGAGCTGATAAGAATCGTTTGCTGTGATTGTCATCATCTCGTCCCTGTAAAAAGTGAAAGACATTTTTAATCCTCATAAAAAAACCGGCCTGCCGACCGGTGTACTTATACTTGTTTGAAAAGGCATTAAATCAAGCCAGATTTTTTGCCAGATCTGCTATCATATTTTCGAAAAAGTGACGCAATGCTTTTGTAAAATTTGGATTAGCCAGCACTTCTCCCATAATCTTTTTGCCGTTATAAGAAAAATCTATTTTCAGTGTTTCTACGGGTCCGGATTTCTGTTTGGTTTCTGGTGTTCTGCTACTGGTTTCAGAAGCCATCTTGTTACTAACAAACAGATTCTGCGCTTCAATTTTTGAAGCCTGCATAAGCTCAAACATTTTCCCTTTGGCATCCCCTTTCCCGTCAATTTTTAGCCCGGCAAGTCCCAGATCTTTATTGAAATCGGGTAAATTCAGTTTGCCCACAGTCAGGTTATCAACTTGCTCCTTACCGGTAAAAAAGCCGATTGCGCTACTGTCTTTTTCTTCCTGTCGTTTTCTATCCCATTCTGCCTCCTCTCTGGCGCGGGCTTCTTTGCTGAACATGCTGATATTCCCGACTGATTTTGCTGTTTCAGTTAAAGAAACAGCCGCCGTATCTAATTTTTCAGCGGCTTTGCGGGTCTTGTCCTGCAATTGTTTATCACGCTCTATCTGGTCAAGATAATACTTAGCCATATTCAGTTGCTCAGATGTCGCGCCCTGCTTTTTCAGGTCATAAAGCTGTTTCTGAGTATCATTCATTCCAAGCTTAGCTACCTGATCACTCAAACTTGTTAGTGTCTGTGTAATCTGTAACTGCGCATGGAGCTGCTCCACTACCTTGTTAGTAACCTGAGCCTGGCGGATTGTTTCTGCTGATGCATTTTTAACAGCGAGCTGAAAAGCAATTAATCCATCCTTACCACCTGATACTTCCGCTGCCAGTTCCGCAGCCTTAGTCTTCATGTCTTGTATGTATTTGGTGTTTTCTTCGCGGTTTTTCTGCTCAGCCTCTAACGCCTTTTGATGATCATATAGCTTTTTGGTATCTTCAATCTTTGCTTTTGCTGCTTCTACTTCAACCGCCGTGGCACCTTTCCGCGCCATTGTTTCCAAGGCTATTTGCTGCTTAGAGATTTCAATTTCCTCAGATGTCTTACCAAAGTTTTTAACTGTTTCAGCAATTCTGGCATGTGCTTCGGTTATTGATTGGCTAAGCTCGCCTATTTCAAGCTTGGTTGCTGCCGCTTTAGCTCTGGCTGTATACTCTTCAGCAGCTTTAATTGCTTCTGCATTTTGGGTTTTGGATTTAAACTGCTCCAACAACCTATCAGCATTTTCTCTAGCTAATTGCTCTTTAGATTTTCCAAGCTCATTTGCGGCTTTTTCTGTGTTTTTAGCCAGTTTTTGCAAGTTATCCTTTATATCAACAGCCTCTTTACTCAGATCTGCTGTTTTTGGGTCTTTCTGTTTGGCTTCATATTCCTTTCGTTGCTGCTCCTTTTCTTTGGCTGCATTTTCTTCTTCATCTGTTTTCAATCTAAATAAGCCGCTAAGATGAAATTTACCAGCCGCATTATGTAACAAATCATATAAACGGGTACCTAACGTATCAACATCATTTGTAAGCCATCCAACTTTTCTTAAAAGGCTATCAAATGTATTGCTAAGCGTATTATGCGGGTCTTGGTCATTAAGTAATGCATTTATAGACTTGCCGGCTTCATATACTGAAAAAGTTGCAGCAGCCGCAACGCTTGCAACCGTTGCAAATCCGCCAATAGCAGTTGCACGCAATGCCGTAATAGCCACTCCTAACTGTTTTACACTATCTTTTATAGATAAAATATTCTGAACAGCAGCACTACTTTTTATTGCACCAAGTGAAGCAGCATATACACCATTAGCTTGTGCAGCTTTTGTTGCTACGCTGGCCTGTAACACCAGTGATGCAGTAAAGGCAGCCACTTCGGCAGTAGTAGCCAGCAGATATGCCGCAAGTTTTAGTCCCAGAAAGCCAACTACCGCCGTAGCAATTAAATCAATGTTATTGGCAACAGCCTGCAAAGCAGTCGTTAATATCTTAGCGGCACCGGTTGCTTCACCACTTCCTCCTATGAACATGGTTAACTGCGTTTTGATGTTTTGCAATGCCTGATCAATTGTACGGCTGGTTTTTGAAAAATCAGACTGAATCTGTGTAGATTGCTTCAGGATAGCATCAGCAAGCTGCTGTGATGTAATCTTGCCACTGCTGCCTAATGTTTTTAAGGCGCCAACAGATACACCCATGCCTTTAGCAATTGCCATTGCCAAACCGGGTGCCTGTTCAAGAACAGAGTTAAGCTCTTCGCCGCTTAATCTGCCAGACGCCATAGCCTGCCCTAACTGGATAAGGGCATTTTCCTGAGACTGGGCACTGCCGCCACCGATTACCATAGCCTTACTAACAAGATCAGTAATAGTGAGCAGCTTCTCACCTGATAAGCCGGTCTGATCAGTAGCCTGTGCCAATCGCTGATAAATAGCTGCGGTAGCGTCCAGATTCTGTCCTGTGCTGCTTGAAATACGCGCTAATTCAGCCCTTACTTCTTTTAACTCTTTTTCTGAGTTAGTAACCAGCTTGATGCGGTTAGTCAAAGTGGTATAGGCATCCATCATGCCTTTAACTTCATTTATACTAAAGGCACCGATGGCATATTTAGCAATACTGGAAAAGGCATTCTTCAATTCAGGAGCTGTTGCTTTTACCTTATCTAATTCGCCTTTCAGCTTTTCTACTTCTCCGCGCACATGTTTTACTTCGTTAGCACTTCCGGGAACAAGCCCTATACTGGCCATCTCTTTAGATGATACTTTTAATTGCGTAACTTCTTTCTGTAACGCTTGCAGATTCTGCGTCCATTTACTGGTAACGGCAGCATTTTGCTCAGCAGCGGCAGTCATTTTTTCAATGTTTGTGCCGGCCTTTTCCTGCGATTGCAACCAGTTTTTAGTAATGGTGTTTAAAGCTTTGAATTTTTGGTTATATTCTGAGAATGCTTTAGTTGCTAAATTAACTTTGGTAGTTGCCTGATCAAGCAGGTTAAGTACCTTTGTATGCTCAGTTACAAAGCCGGCAGAATCGCCCATTTTGATATTTACAGCCAAATCAGTTTTGATTTTAAGGTCGTCTTTAAGTTTATTAATCTCGCTACGAAACTGTTCGACCGTGCCTAGTGAGGCTGTAGCGACACTAACACCGGCAAAAGCATCAAAGGCGGATTTTGCCTGCAAAACGCTTTTACTCAGGCGTTTATACTTTTCAGATGCCTTGCTTAGGCTGGTGTTACTTTTATTCAGAGCAGCAGCAGTCACATCAGTAAAAGATGCCAAACTACTTTGATTCTTAGTTAGTCGTTTTATCTCTACTGAGGCAGTATTGATTTTTTTTGCGTAGCCGCTCACGGTCTGCTTTATCTGATCAAACTTTATATTTAGCTGATCTGATAACTTAATTAAACGCGACTGTTCACTAGCAAACTGCACATCATCTATGCGTATTACTGCGGTTAATTCTGCAATATCAGACATGATAAGCTCCAATAAAAAAGCAGCCCGAAGGCTGCAATAGAAAAGCCAGCGCATGGCTGGCTTGAATTTTTATACAATCAAATTATAAACTTAGAGTGCAGCTCTTCAATCGGGCGATCTAGCCTTGAGCTGTCGCATTCTCCGTATATTACTCTCATGCGTTTTGCCAGCTCCATCAGATACTCTGCCTGTTGCTTTGTCTGTATCAACAGTTTTTTAAACACATCAGTCTTGATACAGTTATAACCGTTGATATTCTCTGCATATGTAACTCTGTTATTTTTAACAATTACCAGCCAGCGTCCGTCTGCATTGATGGTACGCAAAACATTGTTTTCAACAACAGCAGATTTAAACATATCAGGCGCATTCGGTATGCTTTCCAAGTATTTCAGTGCAGCGGTGTAATGTTCAACCGGCATGGCTCTGTAACTGTCGATGTTCAGATAGGTATGCAAACAAGCATATATTTTCTGATACGGCTCGCCTGTTCGCTGGCTGCGCTCTTCTACTGCGCGTTGTATTGTATCTGCCTGTTCTTTACTGATTAGGTGGCTGATTGATACATGCTGTTGTGCCTGAATCCGTCTGAGCTTTTCCGCGATAGCATTAAACGCATTAATGTAAGCTATTTTGATTGACATAGCATTCTTACCGGTAAAACCCATTACCAATAATATAAAACCATCTTTTGTTAGTTCGTATAAGTTGGTTTTATAAGTGCCATTACCAAGATTACTTTTTACCTCTTTTTCGAGCAACGCAAAATTACGTTCTCCGAAAGAATCAGGTACTTGCGTGAAAATTTCTTCAATTTTGCGCAAAACGTCACAATGCTTTTTACCAAATGCTTTGGCTACAAATTCACTGGTTGTTACTGGCTTGGAATGGTTAATTTGAACGAATTGCTCAAAGTCGATAGCTACTGCATTCATGATAGATTCCTTGTTAATATCTTGAAATTAACCCAAAAGGGTGGCCGAGAGGTTCAAAGACCTTAACAAGTAGGCTGGAATTATTCCCCTTGCGGGTATTGTATTCTTCACCCTCTCGGCCATAAAGGAATCATATGTCAATTGGATTAGTAGACATTGATAGAATCATGGACACAAAAAAATCACGCTGACGGGGTGATTACCGCTTGTTAAAGGCTTTGAAACCTCGGATTAAATAATGCCAAGCCTAAACGAATTTGTCAATCTGAACATTAAGATGGTTACTTATTCCTAGAAACGCAATTTTACGTTTCTAGGAATAATCAATAATTTACATTTATCTCCCTAACGGCCGAAAATTCGGCTTCTAGCGAAAATCAAAGACTTACCATTATTTCCCGATTTTGGGAAATAGCTATGATGCCTTTGTTTTCAACCATTCGATTATCTAATTGCGCTGATAATCTCAGGCAATCTCCACGCAATTATAATCATCAGAATAATTAACGTAGCCGTCCACATGGTTTTGCGTAATCCTTTGGGTGTGAAATTAATAGCTTTCATATACACTCCTTGAATAACAAAGCCCGCAAAGAATACGAATCTTTACGGGCATTTTTTGCGACAATGAATTTAAATAACTGGTTATAAAATTAAATTATCAACTTAACAATGCTATTTGTACAAATATTGTCAAAATAATGAAAAACCATATAATCACCGCGAAAATTATATCTATAACTGATTTTTGTTCGTAAATAATTTTAGGGATGTTAGAAATAGTATTGTTAGGAGTTAATTTTATTTTTAACCACTTTGCTGCTATTTTTTTCTGCTCAACCGTACCGCATAGCTTAAAACCGCTTTTAATTTTTCTTAAAGTGTAAAAATTACAATATTGCAGACACAATACTACATTGAATATAAATGCCATCATAAATACTCCAAACATACCGAGCATTATGCCTATTACTATAGCAAGTACAGTATACAAACCTAAACACATTAAGAATCCAATAAAATCCCCAATCAGTAAAGGCGTAAAAAACCCAACTATCAAAGGAAAAAAACTTTGTCCGACAAATGTTAATCTTACCTCACCAGTATTTTCATTATAGATAGGCATTGCTTTTGAATTCAGAGCTAATAACGGTTTTTTTAAGCTAAGCTCATTTAATGCATCCTCTTCAATATCCCTATCTTTCTCTACCGCCTGAGTATTTGGCTTATCCTTTGTTTTTGGTTTAGTTAACTCCTCTAACACCTCCGGATATTCAGCAAATAGCTGCGCATTGTATTTTTTGCGTTCCTCAGGATTTAACAGGGTATCTTTACAAAGCTTCAGATCTTCTAAAGATACTAATTGAAGCTGCGCCAACTGCCGCATTGCCTTTACTATCTCTGTCTCTGTTGCTGTTGGCTCAACTCCCAAAAGCGCATATAAATTCACAAACGCCATTGCTGTTATCCTTTAATTTTAATATGCAAAGAATAACATAAACCCGTTTCAAAATTAATGAGAATTTACACAGGCATGCATCATATTCAGGCAGGGTTATTAGAGGCAGAATCAATCAAAATATACTCATTGTGCCGAATATCCCAAATCTTACCCGTTAAAGCGCAATGGAGCTGGAAACCGTCTGCACTCAATGTGAGCGCATATAAATTCCCGTTTTTATCCTGCATATTTAATCCGCTTAAATCATTCAAGCCAGTTGGTAACAGATCTGGCGTAACCGGGTGCATAGGAATAAATTTTGCATTAACCGGATCAAATTTCATGTCAATAATGCCTTTGTCCGGATAAATATCCAGGCTCCACAGGTGGGTTATTCCGTCGCCTTTGACCGTAGTAAACAGCTGGTAATCCTTATCAGTGGTCGGATTCCCGTCCTCGTCGTACTTATCACGCCAGTACAGACTGATATCTTTGCCGCCGATGAACTGCTGCACGCCGTCTGAATCTTCAAAGCAATGGATAAAGTGATCAGCAAATTTCACCTGTGACGCATTACCAGCATTCACATCGTCCTTAGAGTTAAGGCCGGCACTTTTTAGGGCATAATCGCTGATTAAATCCACGCCTATGGCTAAGTCGTCCGCACATTTCCAGCGCGAATCGTATAAGCCTAGCGGCTCCGGCGCGATGCCCCAGTATGCTTCGTCTGCAGAAAGTGACTGGTGGTCAATAACGGCACAGTAAGTCAACGGCGCACTGGCGCACGTCCATTTGTAATATTGTTCAACCTCATCTCTGCGCGGAATTTTTTTCCCTTCGCGTTTCTCAGTAGAATCAATTATCTGTTTTGCTTTACTGTCCCAGCTGCTTATTTCGAATTCTGTCCGGTCGCTATAACGGAAATACAGCTCAGCCCACGATGAATCGTTGTATTGATTGGCTTCGTTCAGATAACCGCAAAAGTAGTTATTAATCTCCTCAACGGCTTGCTTGTACTGCTCCGGGCTTTTTTTCAATAGGCCGGAAAACAAGGGGACGGTACTAAAAAATGCCGGTGCATTTAATTCGTTCTGCGTTAGCATTTTATAAACTACCCCATCCAGGGTGGCCATGCCGTAATCCGCCCTAAGTATGGACATTTGCCCGCCCGCTAACGGTGCGGTGAGCACATCCAGCGGCGGCCACCATGTTCTTACAGATATCGGCGCATCATATTCATTAAGCAATCGTTTAAGCGTTGCCCTGTACTGATTTTTTAACTGCAATTTGTACCATGTATTCTGGCTAAAATGACTAATTTTACTGTCCGGACATATTTCCGCGGCAGGATCAAGAAAAACCCGAAACTGGCGTCCGGTATTGATGTCAAATAAACCCTCTATAATCTGTGCGTTTTCTGTAGATGGCTTGCCGGCATCGTCAAAGCTCAGTAAATCCGTACTTTTCAGACAGGCTTTACCCTCTTTTTGCTTAGCCGGCATTTTAGATAAACCCACTCCACCTAGTACGCGTGGGCGCTGGTCCAGCTTTTCGTATTTGGGCGTAAGTCCTAATACTTTTTTTAAATTATCCAGAAGCTGCTTATTGCTCATACTAATAACACCTTATAGATACATGAATATCATTATTGGGCACAGTTACTTCGTAATCCGTTACGCCAGCGTCAATTTCTGCCGTATCGGTACTTGCCTGCTCAATATCTTCAGTTTGAACACGAAATGCATAGCCGCGCTTTACCGGCCGATCGTAATAATAAAAACCGGTTTCATAACGCACATAACCCTGGCAGCGATAAAGCTTAAACGATGATTTCCCTGAGCCAATTGAATCGCCGCCTGCAGGTTTGTCTGGCTGGCTTTCAGTCTCATCAGGATTTTTGTCACTGTCCGGATCATTCTCAATAATCTTCACACCAAAAGGCACCACATAATCTTTGAGGACGATATAAGGGTTATAAGTGGACAAAGGTAATTCGGGACGTGGCGGCGGATTAGGCGTTAAGGTTAAATTACTATTATTACTAAGCGGATTAATAAAACATGCGCCTGTGATATCTGTCTCGCTAGTTAAGAATAAAAAATCCATCTTATGCGTATAACTTTTAACCTTAACATTACCCTTAAACCTGTCTGTATTAACAAAAATGGTATTATCAAGGCTAATTGCCGGTGCAAACTTAGTAATTAAATTAAGCTCATTGTGCCGGTGTGATTCCAGTATCTTTGTATATGCAACATGATAAATAACCTGCATTGCACGTGCATATTCATCAGGAATAATATTATCGACATTAATGGTGTAATCACCGTTTGCCTGGCTGGTCCCCATTGGCCTGAAATATTTCTTTTCATTCCCCCAGTTTTTGGCAATCTTGTCTTTATCGGCATCCTGCTTAATCGTGAAGCTTAATTTTTCCTTTTTTACGCCATGCAACTGAATTGAAGGTGTATTAGTGATCACGAGCTGATACTTTTCATCAATCCCCTGTTTCCAGCGGCGCATAGCCGTCCAGCTCGCACGCATAGCATATAAATCGCCTTTTGCCGTGGTTTTTGCAACCTGCACAACGTTAACAATAGGGTTGCCGTTTGCGTCTTTATCACCGGTTGGCTGGTACTGATATTCATAATCAGTCGCGCTGAAATAGGTTGTGCCATACCATCCGCTGGGCGGCGTACCCTTTGCACGGAAATTACCTACCAGCCATCCGCCACCGGTTGCTGCGCTGTAAACATCATCATATTTAGGCGGCGGCCCCTCATGTCGGACATTTTTGATGTAATCAATATCATTTTGAAAGCCGCAATAAATATACTCAAAATAATTCTCACGATGAAACAGGCGGTCAAACTGATGGTGTACTTCTATCTCTACGCGATTGACTAACGATGTTGCGCCACCCAGCTTAAAGCTAACCTGCCGCTCATAACAATCGCAATTAGTTAACGTCCAGTCTGCTTTAGCTTTAGGCAGCCATCCGGTTAAAACTGCCTGCCCGCGCGCATCAAAGTCAAAAGACGCAGGAACAGTACTTAGTCTGTCTGTGAGTTCAGCATTAAGTGTTTCATAGTTTGATAACTCCCCGAAAACACTTTCACACCAGTAACCGATTTTACGGATAGTATCTGTACCCAGTTTTTCAATTGAACTGCTGCGGTCGTTGCTTGCCGTTAATGTCCTTGTGTATTTCAGAAAATCAATATCAGGCGTATCCACAATCCCTGTAAACAAGGGATAAAAATATTTATTGTTCTGAATGTAAATCGTTATTGGCTGGTTATAGTAAAGGTACATATCCACTTCGCCGCATTCTTCTTTAAGATATAAAGTGGCTTTAGCAGATTCGCCCTCGGTATAGTTGATTTCACAACTGCGCATTAGTTTGCACGGATCTATCTCATCACCGTTGATATACACCTTTACCGCATAATTCTGATAATCCAGCCCGATCGACTGCAAGCCATTCATGGGCGCAAATGAGACGTTTCCTGCAACTGTTTGTGCCAACCCCAGCAACATTCCATCAACTTCATAATTAACAACTTGTGCCAGCAGTAATCTGGTTTCCGTTTCATGCTCATCAATAACAGACTGAGACAACGCCAGCAGCATGCCTGTTTCCTCGCGCGATTCCACAGACTGCCCTAATGCCAGCAGTAGCACTGATTCGCCGTCTGCCGTATCTGTTGCCAGCACCGCATGGCTCAAAGCTGAATTATTTAACATGATTAAATTGCCTGTTTGCTAAATCGAAGCTTATTTGTTCCAATATAAATACACGGATCTGTACTGTCGTTGCGTACGTCCGTAAAACGGTTAGTTAGGCGCATGTAAATTGCAACCGGTGAGCCGCCCTGCAAACTTTTGCCAAGACTAACACCGGAGCCAGCATCCGCTTTATCCAGTCCGGCTCTGTTTAATGCCAGCCGCACATCACTGGGTACAAACTTTGCCCCGTAATGAGTAAACTGCGCCGTTCCGGAATTAATCGTGGTCCCGATGTGCCCTGCTCCCCATTCCGGCTCGCCATCACCGCTGCTGCCTGGTGTTGTGCACTTGTACATAAAACCGTTTGAAACAGTTGGCTCAATAATCTCTCCCGCTTTGTAGTATTTTCTAGGCTTCCACTTCTCAAGCATACTTACCGGTGTAAGCGTAATAGGCGCATCTGTAACGGATACCACCATTTCCTGAGCATCATTACTGCCATAATACAAAACTATATCCACTGATCCTGTGCCATTGTAAGTAACAGGATATGGACTGGTTGCCTCTGATGTCATTTCAGGATCTAGCCAGAATGTAAACATATTCACCACTTCCCATTAGGACATTTCTGATTAGTTAAAGCCGCTTTAGCAATAACATAACAATTACATTTGCCGCACCTGTCGCCTTTTGTAGCAGGAGTTCCAAGCGGCACAATAGAATGAAACCGCTTTAAATCAGTACAATTGCCGCAAATTTCCAGGCGTTCACGATAATTCGCAACAAATGTACTGATTTTATTTCTTGCTGTTATAAAAGCACTTGGTGCTGGCTTTTTTCCGCAGCAACTCATTTTTTTAACCGCTTTCTTGACCCATCATTTCTTTAGCTAGTTCGGCACGTTCTTTTGCACTCAGTTTTATAACCTGTTTGCGCTCATACTCTTTGCGCCAATCTTCATTCTGGGTTAGGTTATAAGCAATCTGGCTTAATATCTCGCTTTTCGGCCATGTTGCTACTACGAATAACGGCGTATGCAGCTCACGCGATAACGCTAACAGCATTCTTCGCATGGGCTGTTCCATTATTTTTTTGCTTCTGAATCAATACTCCCGTCGGATAAAGATTTTTCGCCCTGAATGTTTCTTGCTATCGCCATAATGAGTTCTGATGGCAACTTCAGGACATCTTCAACACTCTGGAAAACCGGTTCGCCATCTTCATTTACTACCATCAGACGGACTAAATGCGCAGACAATACAGCGTTGTTAACAGAATCGTTTTTATGGTGCGATAAAATAACATCGTAATATTCAACCAGATCCTGACCGGACATTTCGGCTTTTAAATCAATACTTCCATAGTTATCTATTTGAACTGTTTTAATGCTGGGTTTTGCAAATTTACTCCAGTCAATTTTTAGGGCATTCTTCATTTTTAATCTCCATTAAAAAAGCCGCTTAAAGCGGCTGCGGTTTATTTGGTTTTTTGCGATTTACCAGGGTTTTCAGGTGTTTCCGGCGTTTCAGGGATATTGGGAGTTTCCGGCGTATAGTTTTCCGTTGTCCACGCAGCATCGGCAACGGTTGATAATTCCATTGAGCCCCCTAAAACCTCCCCAACTTTGCTATTCCAGCTCGGATTGACTTCCTTTTGACAGAAAAAAGTGCAGACATCCACATCTATCGCTTCTGCATTAGGGTCGCAGTAAATCACCCTCACCTTTAACAGGCTATTGACTAGCGCATTCATGTAAGCAGCTAAAGCCGGCTGTCTGGGGTCAAAACGCTTTAAGTTAATGGATAATGTGCCATTGTCTTTAGCCCCCGCCATAAATGATTTTGTGCCTTTAGCTGCCTGGCAAAAATCTGTTGTGTCGTGCTTATCAGTTTTGCCATCTTTAAAATCATAGCTGTCATGACCGCAAAGCTGAATATTCTCACCATATTCCTGTTTCTTCGAATCATAAAAAGAGAATTGCATCACTAATCCGTCGGACGGAATTGCGCGTGCTAATGTCGCCATATTTACTCCGTAATTGTTTGATAGCGGATACTTACATTGACCATGTAATGCGTTGCAGTAGTCATTCCCTGTGAGCAGCTCACTGTTGATGTAAGCAATCCGTTAAATCGTTTATTAAAGAAAAAACCATGCAGTGCATCTGCATAGTTTTCTGCCATCGCTCTCCCTGTTCCCGCCGGTGTATAAACGTTGATACTAAAAATGCCACTGTAAATTTCAGTGGCATCAAGCGTGTCTATAATGGTCGGCTTAGGCAGATTTTTGGCTATAAAAAAAGCCCCTTTAGGGGGAATCTCAGGGACTTGGTTGTCATAGTAAACTGGTGGCGCGTTGGGTAAGGCGGCAAGCCGCTGCTCCAATGCGTTACTGATATGATTAAATAGCATTATTATTCGTCTTTCTTCGCCTCAGCAATTCGTTGTACCGTCTGCTGCCATCCGGCAACTGTAAGACGGAAAAAGCCCTGCGGTGCCTGAGTGGAGTAACCGTTAACCGTTTTGCCTGTCGGAACTTTAGGCGGGTTAGGATATAGCCCGTACTCCAGCACGCGGATATAGGGCAAATTGCTGAACAAATAATAATAGGCAGGACGGGATTTACCGCTTTTCAGGCGCGACAGCAATTGTCTGGCTTCCGCTAAATTGCCCTTACTGGTGTCTTTGGTTGTTTTACCGCTGCACTGATCCGCTTCAACAAACCAGTTAGATTTAGCCTGCCCTGTATCCTCAGGTGTGGCATCAACCATTTGCTGCTGCAAATCCAGTACAGCTTCTGAAACAATATTATCAGCCTTATTGCGCGCCTTATTCAGCATTGCCTCTATTTGAGAAGCAAACGAATTCATTGACGTACCTGCAATTTATAAATTACATCAATATTAGCAGGGCTTACACGCTCAATACTGATTAAACGCATTTCCATATCGTTAACCAGTACACTATCGCCGATAACTGGTGTGGTGGCCATGTTTTCCAACAATACCACCATATCACCAGTCAAAATGCGCATGCCATCAATTTCATTGTTACTGTAATGAAAAGCGCAGCCATAGCCGGTATAAGTCTCTATTACCTGCTGATTAGTGCCTGTAGCAGGATCATACTGCTCGCCAGTCTTTCGCATGATAGTAACAAGCTGCCCGAACTCTTTTAGCAGCTCAACGGCAATAATCCCAAGTTCTTTATAATCGAAAGTCATATCACCCTCGTAAAACCGGTATCTGGTTAAAGCTGCTTTTAATATACGGTGCAAGTAATGCATCTACATATTCAAAGCGCACACCAGTACTGTCACTGTAAGTAACCGAGATATCCGCCACTGTTACCGCCCGCCGTTTTTGTTCACCATTATCAAACAGCCCGTTTTTTAACGCCAGCTCACAAACGGCTTTATATACCGGCTCAATAACAGCCTCGTCTCCTGCCCGCATCTTCCGATTCAGGTCATTGCGCAAACGGTAACAGGCATCTATGTAATCTGAGGCAGCAACAAGCCGCAATTCCTTTTGGCTTGTCTCTAAAGCTGCCCACTCCGCCTGTGACGGGCGAATAGAATGATAAGCGTCCGCCCGCTCTATACTGACATAGCTATCACTCGGCACCCTGATCATTTTGCTCACCATCGCCCGCATTTTGCGATTGCGTATGCTGCTGATACAAGGCTAACAGTTCGGCTTTCTTAGCTGCCGGCGGTATTTCTACGCCCATTTTCAGCAAGGCTTCGTTCAGCTCCTTAACCGTATTGGGCGTACTGCTTCCCTCTGCATTCTTGCCGGTATCACTTACGGCTTCGTCCTGCCTTACAAATTGCTTGTAAGGCTCCGGCACTTCTCCGGCTGCTTCGTCGCATAGCTCTATACTATCCCCGTCACGATACATACTGACATCACGTACAAGATAGCCTTTACTCTCAGCTTCCTGTACTTTTACTGGGTCTAAGCCATACATAAAATATAATTTTTTAGCCATAATTTGCCTTTTAAATATATGTACGTTCAAGTTTAGCCAGTACACCGGCAGTATTTTTAACACTGGCGGGTACCTGCATCCAGTTGGTACCTGTCGCAAGTGCAAGATTCGTCGGGGAAGCACCGCCTTTAGTAATATCCCATTTATAACCTTTAACGGCTACGTTATACGACCATTCGGATTGATGCATAACGCCCAGATTTTCCCTGCCAAGAAGATCTTGTATTGCTGATTTATAGTCTGCGTTATCACTTACTACAATGCCGCTTTCGGTTAAGCCTAAGGTGTTATAACCTGTTATGGATTCGCGGTCATTCGGATCTGTAGCCGTTACCAGCGATGGGCTATCAGTCACAATAAATATTCGTCCTGCTACATCTTTGGTGATATTTACCGTTCCGTATGAGAATAATCTTTCAGAATTATTTAAAGCATGATTGAGTAAATCTGAGGCACAAGCCGAATGCATAACCCATACTTTAATTGCGCTTTCACGATCGCCAAATAATGCGGCTGTATTGGGTAGCGCAGCAGCATTAACACTACTTTCTCGCATTGCTTTTGGATTATTCTGAATAGCCGCCACGGCACACATAATGCCAGTATTCAGCATATCAGCCAGACGTGCCTTGCCTAATTGTTCGCCAATCACTATCGCTGCATCGGTCGGGTTCTGTTGAATCCAAGTATATTGACTTGGTGAGTATTCAACAGGTGGCGTGCCTGCCGCTACTTTAATGCTGTTTTCTGTTGTCTGGGTTAAACGGACAGAGTTTACTGTTCCGTCTCCATAGACATTCCGCCGTCGAATAAGATCAGCAACGCCTTTGAAGCTGGATTTAATATCCTCATCACCTCTGGACGGCCGATTAATTAACGTTATCGTCCCTTGTGAGGCTTCATTGAATTTGTTGATATCCTGATCCACCGTTTCTGTCATCGCGGTGTAGGTTTCACTATTAAAAACTTCAAGATCAAATGGCATAAAACTCCCTGTTATTAGTTATTTGCTGCTTTAGTCTGGATAAATAAGCGTCGTTCCTCTGGTGTTTTGCATTCTGCATAAGTGGCTGGTATGCCTTTTGCTACTGCATTGCCTGAGGTTGTTCCTCCGCCGGTTGCCTGATTGCCCCGCAAAATACTGTCTTTGTTTTTGTAATTGCCCACCAGAATTTCGAGAGCTTCATCAAAAGCGGCAGGCTCGCCCGGATTGATCTGGCTGTAAATCTCATTGCCGTTATTGTCTTTAGCGATAATCCTGTTATCACCTGACACGTTGAAATTTTTGCCGAAAACAGCTTGAGCAATATCAGCAGGTATAGCGAGCTTGTCTTTAATGAAATTTGAACGGGCAAAGCTGCCGCCTATCTTTTCATCGTAAAGTCGCTGCGTTACTATTTCCGTTTTCTTATTTGCTTCCTCAATCCTGGCATTTGCGACCTTATTGATTTCTGCCCTAAGCCGCTCTACCTCCCCGGCATCAATCAATTTCTTGCTATCAAGGTTATTGCACGTTTCGATAGCTTTCCGCGCCGCTTCCGGGTCTTCAATGCCATCAAACTGCCTGAGCTTTTGTTCGGCCGCCTCTTTAGCTTCTCTGTGTGTTTTGGCTTCGTTGCAAAGCTCTTTGATTTTGTTGTTAGCCTGATTTACATCATATGGGATTTCCTTTCCGTCTTCGTTCACATAAACCGGCTTCCCGTCTTGCACAACGACATGACCGGCGTCATCAAGTTTTAACTTCAAAAGCATTTTTTCTCCTGTTCGCATAAAAAAAGGACCGCCTGAGCGGTCCGGGTGTTAAATTAAAAACTACTACTGATACTTTTCTCTTAATTCGTTAAGGGTCATAGACTGTAAGCCGCCGTTTTTAACGATATCGCTGACATTCACCTTACCTGTTTTCAGCATTTTGCCGATCCCTTTGCCGAATTGCTCCTGTAATTGAGTTAAGGAACGGGAATTAATCCATTTTTCACCTGTCATTCCGTCGAATTCTGCCTGTAAATCGGTTAACGGCAGCACACTGCTGCGACACCGGCAATGCAAAGGCGGAAGCTGAAAAATCTGATCATGCCCGATAGGCTGTTTATCTTTGTCCCATATTAAATGGTTACGACTAAAACAAATTGCTGATGTCCTTTCGTCAATTATTGAATAATGCCGCCATCCTTTCACCTTGCTATTCATACGACCAAAGGCATAAATAATCTGATTCCTGATTGCTCCGGCCGCTGTGGGTACTGTAGCCTTAATCCAGTTATTAGCCTTTTTGAAAACGCCAGCCAGATCAGGTATCAGTCCATCAACTGCACCAGTTCTGATCTGGCGTTTAATTGCGCTAAATAATTGCGCTTTCTGTGCTGTAAATGTTTCTTTCAGGGTTAGCCCGCCCAATAAAATACCAGCCGTTAGGCTGGTTGTCTGCGCATCTGAGAGATGTTTAATTCCGCTATTGTCATCCGTAACTGATATAAATAAACGTGGCAGATAGCTGGCTTCATTGTCACCTATGTCGTTTATCGTCTGCTGTATTTGTTCTTCACAACTACTGTAAAAATCATCAATAGCCAGTTCGATTTGTTTCAGCAACTGCTTTAACTGCGTTTTATTTAGCGCAGTTAAATCAACACCAGCGATCAGGACTTCAATATTTCTCTCTAACTGCCCAATCTGCCTCTGTAAGTCATTTTCAAGCCCTGTTTCAACACGGATCACATCAAGCTGGCGTGTTATCAGCTCATTTGCTATCTGCTGGTTGGTTGTCATCGCTAAAATCCATTTGAGGCGCGTTTACGGCGTCCTGTTCAGCTTCCAGACGCTTCTTTTCTTCTTCCCAGTCTGCCTGATTGGAAATAACCCCGCGCCGCTTAGCCTCTTCAAAAACGGTCTGTCTGCTAACGATATCATTGGTATTTAATGTAATAACTACATTCATACCCTCAACGGTATCATCAGTCTCTAAATTGCCGCTAATTTCAACGTGGCTCTGTTCATTACTGCTTAGCCACTTAGACATCATATCCAATGCGCTGTCTATCGCGCTTTCAAATAAATTTGCGTAATGTCGCAGCAGGCTGATTTCCTTGCTTTGCTCCTCTTTTGCCTGCGAATCGGTCATAGCCAGCTTGGTACGGGTTAACAGCTTAGCACCGGCAACTTTCATATCAGATTCAATTCGGTCTAACCCTGTCCAACCTGCTTCAGCAGCACGCCCGCTATGCTCAATATAGCCTATCTGCTCATCTGTTCCCAATTGCAGCATGGTGCCAACACCTGAGGTGAGTTCGGATACCTCGCGGTCACCTGAATAATACATGAGCGGGACGCTGATAAAGTGCAACAGATAATCCTGATCACTGCGCGCCTGCCAATGGCGTATATTTAACTCTGCCAGATTTTCTAAAACCGGCTTACCTGCAAAAAAACCTATGCGTTCTGGTGTAAAAGCAACCACCGGCACATAATCCAGCGGCTTGCCGCCTATTCTCAGCTCTTTTTCAGAATGTAGTGTCCAGCCGTTTTCCCCGTTTCGGTAAACAGTGACTTTACCTGGTGTCATAACAGTAATTTGTTCTGTTATCCTCTCGCCGAAAGCACCATCAGGCTCTAATACAGCCGTCCGGTAACGGAACTGCGTACATACCTCTATATTTTGTATGGTCTCGCTACGCCAGCCTAATACGCTATTAAAGGGTACATGCGTTACATATGGCCGCAAACCTAACCGCTTAACATCTGCAACAGTATAGTTATCATCTGCAGGCGGATAGTCGACAACTACATAACTGACACCATGTGCCATTGCGTCATAAAACCATTTGGAGCAAAACACATCAATATTGTTATTTTTTAAATCAAAGTTTGCTAAATACTCTTTTAAGCTATCGGCGACCTTTTCGATAATCAGCGGCTTAGCAAATGTTCTGCCTACCATCTGTGCCACTGTTTGCTCGTAAGCCGGATATAACACAGACATTTTTAAACGCCGATTATATTTTTCGTCACTTTCGGCTTCTTCTTTAGGCAAAAACCTTGGCCCGGCACGACGCATAGCCTGAGTACCGCCTAATAAAGCGTTAATCTTTTCATTAATGCCATGCATATGCCGAACTATTTCGGATTTAAAATCTGGGTTATTACTCATATAACTACATCCTGAGATCATACCGGCCATGTGCCGGTTTCTGTATTGGGTACAAATACGCAATCGGGTACGTGCCGGCATCTATCACGTGATCGATACCGCTGGATTTATCAGGCGCACCGTTTTTGTCATATGCCTGCTGCTCTAATGCTTCTGTAAAACGCGGGCATTTTTGCGGATTAACAAACATGCGCCTTTCTTTGTTTGCATTCAGCAGCATGGCATTGGTCGCATTAATCCGATCCTTAACGGCTGGGTTGGATTTCCCAACCCTAACGGATAAACCGGCTTTTTTGATTATCGATAAATCAGATTTTGAATAATCTTTGCTGCTGGTGTTCTGTCCGCTGGCGTCTGGGTAAATATCAATCTGATGGTCCGGATACTTCGCTTTAATCAAATTGCACATTTCCGGCGTGTCACGCACATCAACCAGTTCATCAACTGCATACGGAATCCCATTGCGCAAAACGTAAACAACCGCGGCCATTTTCAGTACGTTAAAGTCCATACCGATATGCAGCCGTTCTCCCTCTTTTATCGTGGCTGTAGTGCTGTTTGCCTCTCTGTCAAAGCAGTTATAAACCGCACCAGATGTTAAATTGACGAATTGCCCGTTTAAATACGCTTTGATTAGTTCAGGCGGATAACTGGCATATAGCGAGGAAATATAATCATCAGGCAGATTAGCAGCGTTATCAAAAGTGCTTGCCTGTATTAATCCGTAAAACTGGGCCAGCTCCGGCTTTTCTCTGATATCCTTAACAAACCGCTCATAAACAAAGCGAAAACCCTCTGGTGTAGTGGTTACATCTATGCCATTTGTTAAGCCGGGTATCTTATAACGCAGACGGGCAATTGTTTTATTCCAGATCTGGAGGGCTTTTTCTTTTTTAAGCGTATCCAGCTCATCAACCAAAGCATGCCCGATTTTAAAGCCGACAATTGTGTCTGGCTTATCCATTGAACGGCATATTGTTGTGCCACGGTAGATGCTGGTCCCAGCTTCATAAAAATCGACCTCTTTATTAGCATACTTAATATCAGCCCTGAGCCCCCATTGAGACGCCACCTCTTCTATAGTAGGAAAAAAAATATCTCTGATCTGCGGGTATGTCGGAGCAAAATAACCTTGGTTTACTTTAGGGAACTGCCAGAAACGCGCGCACATTGCAGATCCGCCTACCCATGTTTTCCCGCCGCCAAACCCTGAAACAAACGCCCTGAATTTCTTATTTAGGTTGTAGAATCTGGATTGAGGAGTATTAAGTATCGGTGTAATCGTTGTCATTACTTGCCCTTGCATCCACGGTCTGCACAATAATTTGCACCGGTACCGCCTCCTGTGCTGGATTTTCGACTGTGGGCTTATCTCGCCATAGTTCAGGCTGCCTGTTCTTTAACCAGAATATCTGGGCAGTAGAATCAGGCGGTATGTGTTTTTTAGTTACACGCTTAACCTTTTTCTTGCCGTCATCGCGCACCTCTACTTCCGTTACTTCGATGCCCGTAGCTCTTTTAAACAGCGATTCTGCCACCTGTGCATCTGCGATAACCTTACCGCTTTTTATGGACTTGCAAAATTCAGGATATTTATCTTTCCATCTATTAATCGTGCTTTCGTTTACACCAAAAAAAGCGGCTAGCTGCTTATCAGTAAAACCCAACAGACACAGTTTGCGTGCCTGTTCGGCATACTCTTGCCTGTAGTCTGTTGGTCTTGCCATGTTATTAATCCCTTATTTCTTTGTTATCCTTTATATCGCCATGATGTTGTGTATCGATGTCTGCTATCAGTATTTTTAGTCCTTTTGCTTCCATTAATTTTTCCGTTTCCACGTGCATTTCTTCCCTGTGTTATTAACCCCCACTTCGGGCTATTGTTTAAGGACTTTATTAACTGAGGCGATGAGGTAACTATCCCGAATTGATTATGTTGAATATAGTTATCAGCAACAATTTCTAACAATCGCATACCTATTCCTAACCCCTGATAATCCGGATAGACAACCAGCCTATGCACTTTTATGAGATTCTTTAACTTAGGGTGAGGGAAACGCATAACGCTACAAAATCCAACTAATTCATTTTCGATATATGCGCCATAACATTTTGCTGCTGCAATATGAAAATGACTTAAATAATGATATTTGCTAAAACTCTGCCAGTGGCTTTTGTCGATACGTTTAACCTGCATTCGGAGCGGCGGTCTTTTTTTTTTCCAGCTAATCTAAACTCCATTAAATTTGTATCAAAAACCCAATCAGGCAATAACCAGTCCTCTACATCATAATGACAACTAATAGCAATAAACTGCTTGTCTGATTTTCTTATTGCCTTTTGAACAGCATAACTACTAACCTGTGCAACCTGTCTATCTACAACGCTAGTAAACTCGTCAAAAACAAACATTTTATTTTCAGCTAAAATTGCATTAGCCAGATCAATTCGCATTTTCTGCCCGTTGCTCAATACATGGTAAGGTTTAACCCAGCATGGAGGCGATGAAAAACCTACTGAGGAAAATACAGAACAAATCTCATTAACACTTTTGTTTGCAGGCATATCATCAATTACAGAATTATTACTGTAATTAAATTCAGTAACATAATTATCACCAAATAATTCTCTTGCTATGGTTGTTTTACCTGTTCCGCTAGCTCCAACAATAAGCCCTATTTGCCAATTAGCCGGCAAATCTATATTTCCTGAAAATGTAATGGTGTGATTCTCGTCACTTAAATCAAATTTATCTATAACTGATTGCGTTCTAAATGACTTACTTGGGGTGTGTTTCCTTACAAAGCTAAAATGCGGCATTGATACCCTCTGGCAGATAATTCATTAAATATTTCTTCTTGCTGAACCTCATCGGCAACTTCAACCTCAACCACTAATTTAGTCTCCAAGACTTGTTCTTTAGGTGGCTTTTTGGAGTCAGTAACTTCATTTACCGGATCTTTGAAAAAATCCTCATCAAATCCCAGTAAATCAATATCAAACTCATTGAGTTCTAATGCCTCAATTTCAGCGCGCAAAATATCTAAATCCCACCCGGCATTTAAAGCCAGTTGGTTATCTGCAATCAGATATGCTCTCTTTTGCAATTCTGTAAGCCCGTGCAGAATAATACAAGGCACCTCATTCATGCTTAGACTTATCGCAGCCTCAAGCCGCGCATGCCCTGCTATAACGTTGTGCTGCTCATCAATCAGAATCGGATTAGTGAAACCAAATTCCCTGATTGAATTAGCTACCTGATTGATCTGCTCATGCGTATGCGTCCTACTATTATTCACATACGCGTTAATTTGTTTTACATCCTGATACACTACAACTAAATTTTTACTGCCCGTCATAAACTACTGCTTAACCCTGAAAAATAAAACACCAACAAAAAAGCGGATTAGCTATTAGCCAACCCGCTATAAATTAATATCATATGTAATATAAGTAATTTGCTACTTAACCCAACAAAAAACCAGCCTTTTTGGCTGATTAATATGGATACTGAATCGCGCGAATAAGGTTTATATATCTTTATCTTATGTCTTATCCGAAACATAGCATAATTATAAATTTTCACTCCCGCTTTTTCAATGCTAAAAGCTTGAATATTCCAAATTTTTACCTAATTTAACCAAAATATCACCCATTCCGACCTCTAGCTTATCTATACAGTCACAATGCAGCTTGTTAATGATGGTTTTAACATGGGATAACTTCCTGTTCAGCCTCTGTGCACCCCAGTCGAATTTATCCTGTAGCTGTATATAGGTTTTATTCTTGGTAAAAAGGTATTCCAGCAAGGTATCGCACTCTAACGGCTGAATATATGAATCTCTGGCTAATACGTAGTTTGTTAAATCAATAATACCGGACAGGTTATAGCCGTATTCTGCATTAATCAGCGTCCATTCAATATCATTTAAAATACGCTCTACACGGGTTAACAGCATGGAACTGTTTGCATGCATATCATGCTGGCTTAGCCCTGATTTACTTCTGTCGACTACGCCTCTGGATTTAATCCATTCCTCAATGCGCGCTGAATTACTTTTGCCCATGATTAGCGTATTTTTTATGAAAAACACTTCACACAGCATGTGATCTATTGATTCATACATTATTCAGCTCCTAAGCTATTTGTATCAAATGCTGGCTGTTTAGTAGCAGTTGCGTCCTCAGCACGCCCTCTGCGTGGTACAGATGAGCGGTTTCTACATCCAGTATTGTTGTTCTTCTATCTGCCTCATCATGGCAGGCACTGCATGCGTATGCGCCTAAAAGGTCACTGGGTTTAATTCCGGTACCGCAACTGCCTGCCAGCCTGTAATGAGCGAAAACCACTGTTTCAGAGTTACCGTTACAAATACCGGGCATGCATACCTGACATTGCTGTCCTCGTGCTGATCGGGTTATTTTGCTCATGATTAATTCCCTAAAGATAAAAGCTGATCAATAGCCTGCTGCGCCTCATCTTCACTAGAGAAGCGGTTACATAAAATCATGTTCCAGCAAACGTTAAAACAGGCTTTATAAAAGGCGTTAAACTCGTCCTGATCCATACTGGCAAAACTGATTGATTTAGGCTCTTTCACTACACCAGCCGGTGTTACGCAAATATTAAAATATCCGGCTTCAATAGTTAGCCAGCGACGAAATGAATCAATGTCTTTGTCTATAACGGGCAGTTTTTCGGCGCGCTTTTTAGCCAGTAAGTTAAGTGCTTCCTCTGCGGCTGTAACAATAATGCCTTTATTACCGGCGAACTTATCCAGCCTCTTAGCTATCCACAGCACAACATCCCGTTCTTTAGGGCTAATAACTCCGCCTGCCGGTTGCCAGTAATCAAAAGCAAAAGGCAGTAAGCCACCAAAGAATAAACGGTGATGAGACAGGCTCCGGTCTTTTTGTCTTGTTACTTGTATCTTTACCGGTTGGCCCACTTTAAATCCTTTGAGGCTATCGGCATCAATTGCTGTAACTGGTCGCAAGCTGTTATCAACTGCCTTAACTGCTACTAATTCCATGATTAAAATTCCTCAATGCTCCAGCCTCCGCCGTTCTTCTTGGCTTGGCGTTTTACCGCAATAAATTTAAGCGGGTACATATCAGCGGCTACTTTGATTTTTACCCTTGCATCATCCTGCCAGAAGCCTTTTACTTCATGCATTTCCATAGTGCCGTCACTGCGCATAACGCAATAATCCGGTGTGTAAAAGGTGTTATCTGCTAGCCTGAGTTTTACGCTTTCAAACCGGTACCAGCTTACTGATCCGTCCTGCATGGCCGGCTTTAATACTTCCAGCTCATATGCCTCTTCTGTTTTGTTTTTTTGTCCGGTTTTTAATCTTCCCAGTGCGTAAAAATTTTTTGACATCTTTTCTCCAGTATTTGTTTTTCCAGTTTCTTAAGCCACGCGGCTTTGCTTCAATGTCATCCGGGCTTATATAGATTTCTGCTAGAGCGCAGACTTCTTGAAAACCTCTACTCCTGAAATAACCCATTTCCAGCCTAACTGCCCTATCCAGATCTCTGGAATCGCCTATAGCTTCAGTAGCGTCCTGCAATGCCTGAATAATGACCATTCCCCATAAGGCTCTGCATGCCTGATATTGTTCATAAGGGGATTCAACATAATCATCCGGCTGCTTATCCATGCTGCCTCCTGACATACTTACTCCGCTTATTATTTCGGGCTTCCCACTCTTCGCGCTTTATTCTCAGATCTTCGGCTATAGGCTCAAATTTGTTGTTTGCACATTCTCTGTGACCGGGGAAATAGTGCCATTTTTCATCATGAGCACAATAGCCAAATCCGAGTGCCGCCATTTCGTGGGGGACATATTCGCCTTTATTATTTTTCTCTCTTAGCGTCCAGTGACGGCAAGCTATACAGGTATTTTCAGACACGATATGATCTCCTGTTAATTCAGCGCGCATTTTTGCGTTATTAAATTAAGCAGATTTCCTAACCGGGCTTTGCCCTCTTCTTTTTGTTTATCGGTTAGAAGATTTCCGGCTTCAATATTCATGCGCTCTTCGCCTGCTGGCAGTAAAGCCAAGGCATAATCGTTTGTAATTTTTCCAGTTGCCGCTGCTTCTGTGACTAGTTGCGCTAACTGTTCTTTATCAAGCCCTGCGCTAACGTACCAGTCTGGCTGTATACCTTTTGCTTTTTTCTCGCTGACTATGCGCTCATATGCGGTTTTGAACGCAAGCCCTGCACGGTATTTGTCCCCTATGTTGAATAGTGCTGATGCGCTTTCTGCTGCATGCATAGCTGTGTGAGTTGTTAGGATAGATAGGTGTTCGTTCTCCCAGCCTGCAACCAAGGTGTTAAATGCTTCTTCTGCGGATTGCCAGTCATCGTCTACGCGTTCCAGTATTGCTGCCAGTGTTAATCTGCCCTTTAGCTCTCGTCGACAGCGTTCTAGCGCGATTAAAACTTTATCCAGCGGATAAATTAGCAAGTCTTCAGCCATCACAAGCATAGCGTTATCAGATAATTGCGTGCCTGTTAGCTCGGCGGTCACGGCAATTGCCTGCATGATTTTTTCATCATTCATTACGCCACCCCTTTTGCTCGCAGTTTGGCTAGCGCGCTCTTGGCAGCCTCATAATTACTTTGCGTGCTCTCAGTTTGTCTAGCCTTGATTTGGGTCATCTGCTCACCCCTCTGCATGTCCGTCAACACCTGCTGATAGGATTTGAGTAAACATCCAAATTCATGTCGGCATTGCACAAACCAGCTCCCGTTGTGCGATAGAAAATATTCAGCCAGAGATGGCGCAACCTCCTTGCCAACGTACTTAACCAGCATTGCGACCTGCCCCCGGGTTTTTTGATTAGCGGCTGGTAGCACCCCGTACCGATTGCGATAGGCTCTTGCGTATGATTCCCAACAAACAACATTATCAGGGTTAGCTTGCGATTTTTTCTGCGCTGTTTTCTTTTGCGGCAACCCTGCCTGTGACGCGGGTGTAACCCCGTCACCAATATCTGATGGTTCTAATTGATGGTTAATTGATGGTTCTTCTTTAAAGGAATGTGCAGAATTTGCACATAACTCTGTCGTATTTTGCACATTGGCAGGTGCAGAATTTGCATGTGCAGAATTTGCATGTGCAAAATTTGCATGTGCAAAATTTGCATGTGCAGATTCTGCATGTGCAGAATTTTCACATTGGCTTTTATAATTATTCAAATTGATTGTGTATGAGTTACTCTGTCTGCTGCCAGCTTTTTGTCTGCGTTCAGACGTTAAAATACCGCAGCTTTCAAGCCGCTTAATTTGATTAATTACAGAGCGATAACTCATGCTGCATTTACTTGCCAGAAATGCCTGGCTTGGATAGCAAACGCCATCATCATTCGCATGGTCGCACAAGGCTAATAAAACTAGCTTTTCACCTTGCGATAAATCCAGCTCCCATGCCTTGGACATTAATTTAATACTCATATTTCACCTTAATTTAAGCTAACCAGTGAATAACGGGCGTATCGTTTCCCTGATATGTCATCTTTTATGATTAATGAATTAATGACATAACCTTTCTGTCGTAAATCGTAGATACGCGCACCCAGTCTCAGGCAATTGAATTTACGCAAGGCTTCTAAGGGCGTTAAAGCGTTACCTGCCTGTAGGTATTTCAGGATTTGTTCTGATTGGGAATCCATCATTAATCCTTTTTAATCAGCTAATTCAGGCCAGAACTTGGCGTAATCTAACGGGCGCAAATTTTTTCTTGTCACTATCCCATTGGTGTATTGCTCAATAGCTACCGCTTTTTGCGGAGGAACTGCTTTTCTTCCATTTGCAATCATCGTTATAAATCCAGGACTTGTATTTAAAGCTCTTGCCATATTGGTACTTCGACCACGCTCTTGAGAAAGATAGGATTTCAGTTCCATTTATACCTCGCAGTTTAATATAAATATACTATAGGTTCAAATAATAATGATTTTTTTAATAAAAGTAAACTATTGGTATAAACAAAAGAAAATAAAATCCTAGATGTTTATCAATGGTAAACAATGTATAATTTGCCCTTTTAATTAAATGGATTACAAATGGATAATAGAACTAAACGACTTTTATATTTAATTGAACGGGATTTCGAAGGAAGCCAGACTAAATTTGCAAGAGCAATCAATAGATCTAATGCTCAAGTAAATGCACTAGTAAAAGAACGCAAGCCAATTGGAGATGCATTAGCGTTAAACATAGAAAAAACACTTAATCTTGGTATCGGCTGGTTTGATATTCCTATTGAAAAGATTGAAAACCAAGAAACACAAATTGAAAATGTAACTAATTCAAACAGTACCGTTAATTCACAGTCGTCTATTGGATTGATTGAATCAGCTGATACAACTATCCCGTTAGATAAAACTGAAGTTGAATTACCCCTTTATACTGATATTCGACTTAAAACTAAAAATGGCTTTACAGAAAATATTCAGAATTACAACAATCAAAAATTGCGGTTTTCACGTCTTACATTTAGCAAAAATAATATTAATCCGTCGTGTGCTATTTGTATTTTGGCAGATGGTAATAGTATGGCTCCCGCAATTCCTAATGGTGCGACCGTCGGTATAAATTGCGAGGATAAGATTCTTCGCGATGATATACTGTACGCTATAAATCATAATGGACTTTTGAAAATTAGAATTTTAAGAAAAAAATCCAGTAACAGCGTTTTACTCCAAAGTTACAACACCAACGCTTACCCTGATGAAGAAGTTAACCTGGAAGATATCAGTATAATTGGTCGTGTTTTTTGGTGGTCTGCATTTATTTAGTTAACTGTTATTAATTTTTGTATCACCTCGAAAATAAACTTATTGTATACATATTTTCACCGTATTAGTTTTTATACTCCGCTTTCAGGCATGATTTTGAAAGCAATTCAATGAAAACGATACAGGAAACATATGCAGAGCGACTGGAAATGCTGGTGCAAAGATACGGGCAAACCAAGTTGGCAGAGGTTATTAATTCACATGCTGTTTTAATACAAGACTGGATTAATAGTTTAAAAACAGATGACGAAAATAGGATATCTTGGCATCAGGTAACAAAGTCAATCAGACAAATCGAACAACTGCTAGGGTTTGAGCGCGGGTGGTTTGATCAGCCAGTACAGGAAGGTGAGTTTATTAAATATTCTATTCAATCAGAACTGACCAAAATACCTGCTTATCAGGTTAAGCAAGAGCATGATGCAGCAGAGTCCGTGCAATTTCGGTTATTAGATATTGAGAAGCACTTACTTTATAAATCCTCGGATATAAATAACCAGAGTATTAAACTCTTAGACATAGATCGAAATTGGGCGGTTACACACCTTCTTGGTTTGAAACTAGATGATATTGCCCTTGTTACGGTTTTTGGCGATAACATGTTTCCTACACTGAATGAAAGCGATGTTTTATTTGTAGATACTTCAATAAAAGAATTTATTAATGATGGCGTATATCTGTTATCAGGTTCATCAAATATCAGGATAAGAAGATTACAAAGGGTTTTCGATGAAATACATATTATCAATGATAATGATAAATACTCGAATCAAAAAATAGCAGTTAAAGATAAAGTAGATTTACAAGTATTGGCTAAAGTAACAAGAGTTTGGTCTTTACGCCGCTTCTAAAAATATTTTTCTTTCAAAAAAGTGCAACCTTTTAGGGTGCGCTTTTTTTATGTGTATTAAAAATTAAACCTAAAAGGATTTTTCTTAAAAATCAATTGAATATTAATTAATTTGTGAAAAATCCACCACAGTATTTTCTTAAATAGTAGCAAATCTGGTACAAAACCAATGTAAAAATTTAAACCTTTAGACTATTTTTTATTGCACTTTTATTTACCTTAGGTATAATTAAACCATCGAACAAACACAGACACCGATGACCTCAGTATGAAAAAGAACTGGGGAAAGGAAGCAAAAGGAAATACAGGCTAGGTCGCCACGCTTCATAAGTTGATAGCAAAATGTATTGTTTATTGATCTTTTTAATGAGTTTAAAAATCGTAGCGCATTTATCAATGGTAAGTGCGCTTTAGTTTTTAAACTCGTAGCAGTCAATTTAAATACTGCTATCACTTAGATATATTTGAAAGGAGTTGGTTATGTTGGAAGTTACTGAGTGGTCTGAGGAACAAATTAAATATCCGGTTGGTCGCAGAGATCCAGAGTCCGGATTTATTGTTCTGTTTTTTTCTAAAAACCATGGAGTTGTTATTTCTACTACTGAGAGAGCCGGGTTCAACGTTGGAGAAATTTCACATGATTGGGTCTCTTGTGCAAATAGTAAAGATTGGGAACCCGTAGATATCACAATTACAGGTTAAGCAATCCAGTAAAGCCCAAAAATCGCAGCGCATTCAATTAGTAAATTGAGTGCGCTTTAGTTTTTGAGCTTATAAAAATCAAAGGAGTAAGAAAAATGTTTCATGTTTACAGTAATGAAAATGTCACCAGCCCAGAACCTGCCGGATACTGGGAAATGATGCAGTATGAAGAAGATTCGCAAAGAGCAAGTGACGCAGCCCAAGAAAAGAAACAAGAAATACTGGAAGAGCTTGAAGACGATAATCTGATAGATATTGCAGCGGAAGCTTTTGGTGAATTGTATCGTACAAAATATTCTAATGAAGCGGACAAGATTATAAATGAAATAGTTAAGGCAATTGGATCGGGCTGCAATAAAGAGATGACAGTAGGAGAACTAATAAGCAATCTGTCATCGGGAGCAGAAAAAGTAGTAACTGATTATATTTTCACGCATGCTAATTAAATCAAAAGCCAGCACCTAGCTGGCTTTTGATTGGAGAATAAAAATGGAAGCTAAAAAAGAAGAATTTATAGTTACTCAAGAATGGCTTGCAGAAATGAAAGCTTGTAAAGGATGGCTTCGAGCTTTTAAAAAGCATTTCCCTAATGGTGGAGAAGCTTTAGAGGTATTAAAGCGATGCGAAGAGTTAGACTATACAGATTTTGGAGAATGGTTAGTGGATCGCTTGCCTCCTATTTATCCACCTTTAGTGCTTAATACTTTTGTAGGTAATCTTTTTTATCCCAATGATGTCCATATTAAAGGCGATCTTTCTACTCAATGGTGTATTTACATCAAAGGAAGTCTTAAGGTAGATGGGAAATTAACAGGCAACAAACTGCACAGCATCCTCGCCGCCTTTGTGAATGCTGATAAGATTGATATTAGTGGAGGAGCAGATATTCAGACACGAATTAACGCTAATTCTATTATCATGAGTGATTGTGCTTTTATTATCGGGGATACTGTAGCTAATAGTATAAGCTTGCGTGATTCTGCTCAGATTTTAGGAAATGCTGAAGCTAAGGTTATTAATCTCAAGGACGGTTATATCGGTGGTGATGTTGATGCTGATGAAATTATCAACGATGATGGATGGATTAAGGGAGACGTTAACACTTTCACTATTGAAAATATTAATGGTGGTAGAGTTAAAGGAAAGATTACTTATAAACGTTCTGATGAACATAAATAAAGCCAGCTAAAAATAGCTGGCTTTTTAATTGAGGTTTATAACCTGCAATAAAAAGGAATTCGAAATGACTGGACAAGTTAATTATTTAGTAGAGGCTCCTGAGTTAGGGCAAGAATGTTATGTTTTGCATATTCAGCAAAACCTATTTTATTCATTATTTAAGTGGGGAAATAAAGATTTAGAAAAAAGATTGCTTGCCTTGCATAGAGTTTATGCAAATTGGTTGGATGCTCAAAACGCTGCCGAATTCCTAAAGGGCTTCTACATATCGCATAAAGAACAATTAAACTATTTGACATCTGAACCCGAAGCCGGAGCCGAAGTGTGGTTTAATCTAAATATGGATAGCGGCCAGCTTAGCGTCACATCTATATATTTTGACCCTAATTATGAAGGGCATCAAAGCCTATTAAAACGATACTGGCTTTATAGAACTCGTGAGGACTTAGTAAAAGACATAAATTTAATAACTGAAGCCTTAGAAGAGGAATACAAAAAAGCTCACTGAACAGTGGGCTTTAATTTTTAGGAAAACTAATTATGACTAAGAAATTTAAATCCTTAAAAAATGCTCCAAAGATTGGTCAAACATACTACCTTTTAACTCCTGATGGAGGTTCCTGCTTTTATATGGAACTTACATGGGAAGGCGAGATTAATGAATACCATTGGCTAAAATCTCATAGAGTTTATGCAACCGAAAAAGCCGTTAAACGCGCTGCTAAATTCATAAAGCGTTTCATTACATCCCACAAAGAACAATTAAAGTACCTTACGTCTGAACCTCAGCCGGGAACTATAGTCTGGTATGGTATTGATATGGATGGCGATACGGAAGATTCCGTAAGTACGCCCTTTATCCCCAATGATGGAGAACATCAATTATTATTAAAACGAGGTTTACTTTATAATAATTCAGATATGGTTAAAGAAGCCTCAAAAATAATAACAAAAGCTTTGGCTATGGAGTATAAAAGACTTAAATATAAATTCTTAACAGAAATTCCGAAGCCTGGAACCATTGTTTATTACCCACATTTTGGTTTTGAATCTGGTGTTGATGAGTTGGAGTGGCACCCCAATTTCTCTGCCCATGTTCGCTATTTAAAACTTGGACTACTTTTTTCTAAAAAGAAACATGCGTTACGCGCCGGTAGAGCCATGCTAAAACAAATTAACTCTACGATTCCTAAATGATTAAAGCCACTGTACAGTGGCTTTAATTTTGCAACCAAGCTAATCAATCCAAGCACATTTAAACAAGTGTGCTTGTGTGGATTAGTAGACATGCCAGCATTAGCTGGCTTTTTTATTAGCTATAGAGGTGATATATGTTTGCTGTATATGGAAAATCATTACAAAAAGAAAGAGCCAGAAAGTATAGATGTTGCAAATACAAAATATCAGATGAAACTGCAATGCGGGCGTTTAAGAAAGATACTGGAGCGTATCAGATATCTCCAGAGTTTTCATCTGAAGAACAGTGTTTAGAGTTTATTGAATTAGCAAAATCGTACCCAGAGGTCAGGTGTTTATACATTGCTAAATTAGACAGAGTGAAAAACGAAAAAGGCCAAGTCATTATCAATGAAAAAACAGACAAACCAAAAATGAAATACTTCCGATTTAAAGGTATCCCTACTCAATAATTTAACCCATGCAACAGCAACAATGAGGGAGTTGTACATGATTAAAAATTCTATAACTGCATTTATTGCAGTTTTTTTAATGTCTGCTTCTCTTTCAGTATCCCCTGCTTTGTCTGATAAGGAGCAATTAGAGATACAGCGCAGTTATACAGCCAGACAAATGCAGCAGAAAGAATACCAGGCAGATCTGGAAGTAAAACGGTTAGCTGATGCATATGCGCGTATGAGTGATAGCGAACGCATGAAAGGTGATGCAGAGCTTAAATGATTTTAGGTGATGGTTGTTGACATTCCTGCCCAGCTAAAAGCTGGCTTTATTATTGCGAGAAAACAATATGAATAATCCATATTTTAGGCAGTTAAGTTTGTATATTCTAAACAAAGACAAAATGCCGGATTTAGAAATACTGGCAGAAAAATTACAAAAAGTCGCTTTTGAACCATGTACGGGATTGGATTGGGACAGTATTGGTTTTGCCAACCCTGTACCGTTTGGCTCAGATATAGTGTTTCCGGCTCAGAATATATGGCGCATTGCGTTAAAAAAAGAAGAAAAAGTATTACCGGCAGCTGTGGTGCGGGATATTCTTGACGAAAAAATTAATGAGATTCGTGAAACTGAGAGGCGAAAAGTAGGCCGTAAGGAAAAGCAGGAATTAAAAGACACCATTACTGATGACTTGTTACCTCGTGCTTTTACTAAAAGTAATAATACTGATGCAATTATTGATACTAAGTATGGATTTTTACTGATTAATCAGGCTAGTAGTGTTCGCGCTGAAATACTGCTCACGAAATTACGTGAGGCACTAGGCGGACTAGAGGCGAAGCAGCCGCGCACTAAGCAATCTCCTGGCAGTCTGATAACCGAATGGTTATTACGAGGTAGCGCGGCAGGACATTTTGAGCTGGACAGTGATTGTGAGCTTAAGGGATTAGGTGATGCTGCGCCGGTAGTTAAAATCAGTCGTCATGATTTAACTGTTGAAGAAATTAACAATTTACTCAGAAGCGGCAAAATTGTTACTCAATTAGGTTTAACTTGGCAGGATAGAGTCCGTTTTGTTCTCACACAGAATTTCACTCTGAAACGCATTCAGTTTCTGGATGTAATACAAGAAGAGGCAGCATCACAGGGAGATGATATAGAAAGTCTCACGTTTACTTCACAAATATTGATGGCAGAGGCATTAAGCGAGCTAATCACAGAATTAATCGATCATTTAGGTGGCTTAATCCCAGAATAAATTATCAGAAATTTTAACCAGTCCTAAAGCCTGTGTATTAATGGGGTTTAAAAGATAATGCGAAGCTTAGATGATTATAGGCTTATTCGGTTATAGCACCGCCCAGCACGCAGGTGGCGGAAGTAACAGCGTGCAGCACGTGACTGGCCTGCTCTTCCAGTAGTACGTGCCGACTAGCCGCCGTAAGCGGCCATTCGAATAATCAAACTTAAGGAGAACTACACAATGCTGAAATGTCCGTACTGCGGCAAAGATGCAGCGTTAGTAACAGGTGACAAAATCTACCCTCACCGCCCGGATTTATATGATCGCAATTTTTGGTTATGCGCTGCCTGTGATGCTTATGTAGGCTGCCATAAAAAAGGCGCACATGTCCGCAATGCAGGTAAAAGTGACGGCACTCTCCCCTTGGGTAGTCTCGCTAATGCAGAACTAAGAAAATGGCGGTCATATGTCCATAGTATTCTTGATCCATTGTGGCAAACAAAAAAATTAAAACGAAGAGATGTTTACAGAATACTGGCAAAACACCTGAACATCAGGATCAGTCAATGCCATGTCGGACTATTTAACGAAGATAGATGTAAGCAAGCCATTAAATTTTTAAACGAACGATTCCCAGCCAGCTAAATAGCTGGTTTTTTATTGGAGAATTAATAATGAGTAATAGCCCTGCTGTACAAAAAGCAATTAATATCAAGGCATTTCTGCAACTACCTGCTACACAGAAAAAAATACAAGAGCTGGTAGATAAAAACTCTGCAAGCTTCGCAACATCAATCATGCAGATTGTTAACAGTAATCCAATGCTGCTTAATGCCGAACCCATGTCAATTTTCAATGCGGCATGTATGGCTGCAACGCTTAACCTGCCAATTAATAATAATCTTGGTTTTGCGTACTTGGTACCTTATAAGAACTCTAAAACAGGGCACGTTGAAGCCCAGTTCCAATTGGGTTACAAGGGATTTATTCAGCTTGCGCAGCGTTCCGGGCAATTTGAACGACTGGTGTCTCTTCCTGTTTATAAAGATCAGTTGATAGAAAAAGATCTTATCAATGGATTTAAATTTAACTGGGCTATTGATCCGGACGAGAAAGAACAGCCAATCGGGTTTTATGCTTACTTCAAGCTAATAAACGGCTTTACTGCTGAGCTGTATATGTCAAGAGAACAAATTGACAAGCATGCCAAACGTTACAGCCAGTCATACAGAAAAAACTCTGGTGTATGGGCTGATAATTACGAGCAAATGGCCTTGAAAACAGTAACCAAATTACTGTTATCAAGACAAGCACCCTTGTCTATTGAAATGCAAAAAGCTGTTTTATCCGATCAGTCTGTAATTGAAAATGTAACTGAAGAAAATTTTGACTATCTGGACAATCAAACTGGCGTCCTTGACCTGTCAATGCCGGTAGATGATGAATTAATGAAAAAAATCATTGATAACATCACGACTGGAGAGATTGAAAAAGCTGATGTCCTAAACGGCAAATATGAATTTACACCTGAACAACGGGTAATTATTGAGGAGCTTTAATATGGGAAATATAAAAATACGGTGCTCAATGATTAGCCAGATCATTGGCGATAGCAGAACTAAAAGCAGTCCGCTTTCTGATACAGCCAAAACCTGTTTAATGAATTTAGCCAAAGAATCTTTATTCGACTTTACTAAATTCCAAGGCAGTAAGGAAACGGAAAAGGGAAAGGTGCTTGAAAATACGGCAATTCAGGCAAGCGGGCTGCATCGCTGTAAAAAATATACGAAAAATGAGACGCGCTTAGAAAACGACTGGATCACAGGTGAATGTGATATTTATGACCCTAAAGAACGTTTAATTATTGATACTAAGTGTTCTTGGGACATAGGCACTCACCCGTTTTTTATTGAAGAGGCACAAAAAAAGGCAGAAAAAGCAGGATATATCTATCAGATGCAGGGTTATATGTGGCTATTTGATTGTGATAAAGCTGATATAGATTTCTGGCTATTCCCCTGCCCTGAAAATCTGCTGGGCACTTACGATAATCCGGCCATGTTGATTGATGCGGTTGAAGATATTCCTATCGCTAAGAGGTTAACAACGGTTACGGTAACAAGAGATGAAAAAACAATCGAAAAGATTAAAGAAAAAGTCGAAATTTGCCAGGAATATTATGACTTTCTGATAAAACAGGTCGCATAAAGGATTTATTATGTCAGTTAATAAAATAATTCTAGTTGGTCGCCTTGGGCGCGACCCTGAGACACGATATATGCCCAATGGCGACGCTATAACGAATTTCTCGCTAGCTACTGATGAACAGTGGCGCGACCGTAATGGAGAGCGCCAGACACGTACTGAATGGCATAATATTACTCTGTTTGGTAAATTGGGCGAAATAGCCGGTCAGTATTTACGTAAAGGTAGCCAAGTGTTTATTGAGGGCAAAATTCAGAGCCGTAAATATACCGGTAAAGATGGTATCGAACGTACCGCATACGATATTATCGGCAATGAAATGAGAATGCTGGGTGATCGTAATGATGGTTTTGATTCTGGTAACAATAACGCTGCACCACCTACATCATCGAACCTACCGCCAGCGGCACCACGCCGGCAACCACCTCAACAAACACCAACAACCCCAACAATAGATGATATTGATGACGATATCCCGTTTTAAATAATACAGATAAGACATAGCCAGCACCTAGCTGGCTTTTATTTTGGAGGATTCATAGATGGATATTGATAAAGAAAAAGAGCGAATTGTAGAGAAATTAATTAATGAAGAAGAATTAACGAGAGAAGAAATTATCTTTTTAGTTGAAAATTTTAAGAAAGTTAGCGAACAAAAAATCCCTGAATTTGATCAATTACGTTTTATTGTCGCCTCTGTTTTAGAAGTGGGTAAAGATTTATATTATGAGGTAATTTGGTATTTTTCACCATTTAACCTTTTGGGAAATGAATACCCCAATCAACCTAGAAAAGTTAAAAAGCCTCCAGAAGAAAGAGACGTTTACATGCCTTATGATGATTAACTTCAACGCTAAATATTAAATTAAAACTAGCTACAAAATAGTAGCTTTTTTATTGGAGAATTAAAATGAATACTGAATTTCAATTTGAATGCACAGGTGTATGGCGACCTTTTACTGCTGGCCAAACCTATTATTATGTAGATTTAACTGTCTCTATGGGTTATTCCGTATGGATATGGACTGGTGATTCTCTCGATTCACATTATGCATATCTTAATCATGCATTTCCTACATGGCAACAAGCCGACCAAGCTCATTTATTAGCTATTGAATATCTTGCATCGAATCAAGAAAAATTTGGCTTTATGGAAAATGAGCCAAGAGAGGGGCAAACCGTTTGGATTAGCAATTCTCTTTATCCTTTTTGGTCTAACTCCATTGCATATGATTCCTCGGATAAATTACATAAACAACTATTTAAAAATCATATTTTACATGCAACCGAAGAGGGAGCAATTAACGCCGCTAAGGGCTTAGTACAATTTCTGCGCAAAGAAACCGCACAAAATTATTTTAAACCTCTTACTAAAGCACCACAGAATGGCACCAAAGTATATGTGGCCGATGTTACAGCGAAAGATGGTTATAAATATATTATTTACAACAGCGAATTTGAATATTTGTTAAATGATAGGCTTTTGTTCTCCAATATGCTTGGAGCTATACGGGCAAGTACAGCAATGAGGCAATTAATTAACCCGCCAATACTAGACACGACGAAAAAACCTGAACCAGATAAACAATAACTAGCCAGCTAACCGCTGGCTTTTCATTTAGAGAGATTAATATGATCAATACTTGCCTATTTGGTGATGCCGAGCAATGCCTAGAATCTCTTTTACCTGAGTATGCAGGCAAAATACAAATGTGCGTTACCTCACTGCCCTACTTTGGGCTGCGTGACTATGGTTTACCTGGTCAAATCGGTATAGAAGATACCGTGGAAGAGTATGTACAAAAGCTTGTTAGCGTATTTGATATTGTATGGGATTTACTAGCCGATAATGGTGCCTTGTGGCTGAATTTAGGCGATAGCTATGCAGGAAGTGGCAAAGGACGATATAGCGATAATCGGGCTTATCCTACTGGAATGCAGGCTGCAAACAAAGGCAATGTATCAGGCAAGCTTAAGAAAACTCCATTGTCTGGAAATTTAAAGCCTAAAGATTTAATTGGAGTTCCGTGGCGGGTGGCTTTCGCCTTACAGAATAAAGGTTGGTATTTACGTCAGGATATTATCTGGAACAAGACAAATCCTATGCCTGAGCCCGCAACAGACAAGTGCACCAGAGCGCATGAATACATTTTTTTATTATCTAAGGAAAGGAAATACTATTTTGATTATAAAGCCATCAGAGAACCAACCGTATACCTTAAAAATCAAGAACGAAATAAAAGAAGCGTATGGACATTAGCTAAACAAACTGCACACATCAAACATCATGCGGCATTTCCTCCTGATTTAATCACTCCTACTATTTTAGCAGGTAGCAAAGAAGGGGACATCGTTTTAGATCCTTTCATGGGTAGTGGTACCACAGCCGGCGTTGCAGCTGGGTTAAAAAGGAACTGGATTGGCTGCGAGTTGAATGAAGAAAACAAAGATATTCAAACAGACAGAATTATCAAATTACAAACCAAAATACTAAATGAAAACAGCCAGCATATGATGGCTATTTAACATCTGTATCAAGGAGTAAACAATGGAAACAAATAGGCAAACCGTTATCTTATTCAGAACAAAAAATACCAATTATACTTATGACACATTAAACGATTATTTATTTGATTCAGAAGCCGGGAATATTCTTGAGGCAGTTGAATTCGATGGATTTACAAAATTCCCTCTCTTAGCCACTGAGATTATTGATGAAGCAGACTGGTATTTATATGAAGAGGGTTACATTGATGAAAATGATTACTATACAGGGCGCGTAACCCCAGAAGAAATAGAAGTATTACAAAAAGTCTTAGATTTAATAGCTAAATACCATAACAACGGCAATATACTCATAAATGGACGCACTGTACATATTCCAATAGCCATACGGCAAGAAGATATAGATTACTTTAATGAAACAAAAAAACTTAGTGAACGCTTAAGAGAATGGCTGAGAGAAGTTCGTAAAAGCAGTCAAAAACCCCTAGTCGCTGAATAGCGGCTTTTTTAATGGAGATTATTATGGAATTTCACGCCGTATTAGATCCATGTTGTGGTAGCCGTATGATGTGGTTTAATAAACACGATAAACGCTGTTTATATGGTGACAAGAGACAAGAAAAAACTGTTTTATGCGATGGGCGTACTCTTGAGGTTAATCCTGATATTCTCATGGATTTTACTCAAATGCCATTTGATGATAATACATTTTATCTTGTGGTTTTCGATCCTCCTCATTTGGAAAAAGCAGGTGATAAATCATGGCTGGTTAAAAAATATGGAAAGCTTGGCCAAAGATGGCAGGAAGATTTAAAACAAGGCTTTACTGAATGCTTTCGCGTATTAAAACCTAATGGGACATTAATTTTCAAATGGAACGAAACACAAATTAAAATTAAGGATATTTTATCTCTTACTCCATATAAGCCACTGTTTGGCCATGTAACCAAAAGACACGGCGGTACACATTGGTTTACTTTTATGAAAAATTAGCCGCTTAAAAGCGGCTTTTTAATTAAGCATTATTAATGAACACGTCCCAGCAATAGCTGGTTTTTTATTAGCAGGTGACAAAATGCAAACTACACAAAATGATATAAGTGATTTTTATACTACCCTTTTAAACAAGCTAGACGCGCTCATTAATGCCCAGAATGATAATAGCAATTTATGGAACGCAGAGAGATGCGCACAATTTTTTTCCTGTTCAGTTGGTCACTTCAAAAGCCGCATTGCCTGTAAACCTGATTTTCCGCCACCTGTTAAAGTTAATAAAACCGCCTACTCTCTATGGATTCCTGCAGAGGTAAAGGCTTATGCTAAGCGTAAGCAATTAATCAAGTAAATCCGCCAGATTAGCTGCGTCTGGAGCATAATATGTATTAAGCAGAATCTTTATATCTCTATGCCCGGAAATTTTGGCTAAATCCATTACATTAACCTTTTTCGACATTCTAGTTAATGCCTCGCGCCGAGAATCATGAAAATGTAAATCTGAAATTCCGCAAGAATCACGGGCGCGCCGAAATAACGTACTTAATGAATCAGCACTAAGGTCAAACACAGATAGCAAATTAACAGATTGAAGTTGATAAAGTAGCTTTATTGCTTTTTTGGATAGTGGGACATCGCGAGAATAACCATTCTTTGTCACCTCCAAATGCGCAACTCGTCGACTAAAATCTATATCATCCCAGACCAGACTGCATAACTCGTTTGCGCGCATAGCTGTTTCAATTGCAAACAAGAAAGCCAATGCAACACGCTGTATTGTTAATTTTGGCGGCGTATCTTCGTCATACATGCACCACATACAGATACGGTTTATTTCTTCCTCTGTTGGTCGCCGGGTGCGTGGCTTGTTTGAGGGCGGACGGGTTATTTTAGTTACCGGATTATCATTGATCAGATTCCACTCTTTCATCGCATATTTAAATACACTAGAAATAGTGGTTAATTCGCGAGCAACGCTGGGAGATTGAACTTGCTTCAGACGATCATCACGCCATTGTGCAACGTGAACAGGCATAAGCTCCGAAGCAAGAACATTGGCTAAATCTGTTTTTAAAACTCTATTTAGTCTAAGCGTCTCACTTCTGCTTCCGCGCTTGGAGGGTGTTACTTCTTGCAGATAGCGTCTGATGAGGTCGCCGACTGTAATATTTTTAGGAGTAAGTCCTAGGCGGCGGTTATTGATATCTGATTCAGCTTGCGCTGCCCACTCTCGCGCCTCTGCTTTAGAAGAAAACGTTTTAGTTATTTCTTTGCCTTTAAGGCGAACACGTGCTGTAAATTTTTGCCCACGTTTGAAGATAGAAGCCAT